CTGAAGTGGAATACATTTTCATAAATCCAGTCAGAAGAAACTAATTTAGTTTCAAGCATTTGAGCCGCTAAATCCATTTTTTCCTTCATTAAAGCGATACGTTCTTGATCATAAATAATAGAAGGAGTAGTTAATGATAACTCAAAATTAGTTAAACTATCAGCTGTATAACCTTGTGTATACAAATGTACTAAAGCAATTTTATATAGTTCTGAAAGTATAATACGTTGTAGTCTATCAATTGTACGAGCGAAGCGAATATCTTCCGCTGCTAATGTAGCTTTACCTTGTAAATTTTCATCATAACCCATAAATGCTTTAGGTACTTTAAGAGCAGCGAACAATTTGTTTCTTAAGTACTCAACATCAGCAATACCATCATAATTTAATCCGCCTAAGTTTTCAATTTTAGTTGAATTATCATTACCTCTAACAGGAATATAATAATCTTCCATTAGATTTTGTTGGTTATACTTTAAGTTATACTCACCTGTTTTTTCATCCATTAATGGAGTACGTTTCATAGTAGAAATAGTTTTTTGCATGAAATTTTCTACTTCATTTGGAGGAATAGAACCAACATTAATATAAAATATACGTCTATCTGGTGAGCGAGAAATTCTATGAATTAACATAGCATCTTCCATTAATGCATACTGTTTATAAATTCTACGAGCAGGCTCTAAATATGAACGACCATAAGGTAAATAGTTAACATCCGTCATTAAACGAAAATGTGCCATCTCATAGTTTTCAAAATAAATATTTTTTTCATCTCTTTGAGCATTTAAGTTAGGTGTAGGATAGTATCCTGAACTACCTCCATATATGCCTTCGGGTGAATATTTAAATCTTACAGCATTTGGATGTTCTCTATCATAATTTTCTTGTCTATCAATATGGTAAGCAGTAAAAGGAATAACATTATAAACACCAAATTTTTCAGCAATCTCTAATTTAAGAAAAAAGTCACCATATTTACACATTTGGCGAATCCAAGACCATAAGTTAAATTCAACATTTAATACATCATAAAATAAATTATAAAGTATTTGTTGTACATCCTCATCATTAGATCTAATTTGCAATACTTCACCCATTTCATTTCTAAGGGTAGATTCTTCTGATATAATATCAAGTGCTGAAGCAATAATAGCATCATTATCCATTACATCATAGTCCGAGTATATAAACGTTCTTAGGTATTGATAATTAATATTTACTTGCTGTCCATATAAAGATGAAGCTGCCGGAGAGTAAATTCTATTAAACCTATCCATTAATGAATTTGTCGCTACATCTCCTGAGCGTTGTATACTATCAACGTCTAAAACTTTCAACTCATTACCTCCTTGATTCCTGATAATTACATCAGTAGAGAATAATCTTTGAAGACGTGTAAATAAATTAGTGTTTGCCATTAGTGTTTGTTATAAATATTATAAAAGCCAACTGATGTCCTCGCTTCCGTTACCTGTTTGAACCGAATAAGGATTAGGAACATTGTTGCCTCCATACACACCAGAAAATCCAGTGTTACCTTTTGAAAAATTATTTAAAGTTGCTCTTGTTAAGTCATGAGATTGTTGTTGGAATTTTAATGATGTATCTCTTAAATACATAGCAATACCAAAGGGCATAACTAAGTCATCATTATAACCAATTTGTGCTTCTGGTCTACCATTTTTCCAAATAAATACTTTCATTTCTTCTAACAACCTTTTTGAGCGAATTGTTACTGATTTGTCTCCAACATATTCTCGAAACTTATTTACAACTAAAGGTCTAGTTCTTAACGACATAGTAAATCCTGGTGTAACATTATCACTGTTTTCATACTTATTAAAATACGAATCAACTGTTAAAGTATCACTCTTAGGTGAATAATAGATGTTTCTATATCCTCTTTCTAATACTGATTCTATGGTAGCCCATCCAATAGATGCATTTTCTATTACTAAAAGAGCTTGGTTATATTCAGTAGCAATAGCTACTATAAAATACCCAAATTCTTTAGGTGACATTTGTCCTTTATATTCAGCAACTTGAGTATTAGTTGCTATATCCATTACATGAAAAGTTGAGAAATCCTTACCGTCACCTCTAGCTACGTCTGCTACTACCATATACTCACGTGTATAATCTGCAGGTTCCCATATCCATAAGTTTTGGTCGGCTCCTCTTCTTTCAACTGGTTCTTGTATGGTTGTTTCTTTAATAAAATCTAACCATTCATTATAAAATACAATATCTCCAGATGTGCTAAAATCACAATCACACTCTTGAGATGCTAATCTAGGATCTCCTAATAATTCATCTTGACGTTTTCTCCAAGCCTCATCTCGTTCAGGGTGAACAAACCAAGGTAATTTGATAGGTAAAAAGTCATTGTCTGCTGATTCTGCTGCTACCCATGTTTTATGGAACCAGTTTCCAGTTCCATACGGTGTTGAAAGTACAATTGCTCCACCACCTGTAGCTAATGTTTGTTGTGCTGATGCCCATATTTCTCCAATTTGTTCAATAAAAGCTGCCTCATCGACAATCAGCAAAGATACTGCTTCTGATCGACCTGCATCACTTGATGCTGAAGTGGCTTTAATTTGTGATCCATTACTTAATCTAAGTGTTAATTTGTTGTGTTCATCTGCTGGTATTTTAAGCCATGAAGGTAAGTTATCAAACATAAACTTAACCTTTGTAACCATGTTTTTAGCAGTTTCTTGTTTAGTCGCAATACAAAGTACGTTTTTATCTTTATGGAATAACATTAACCATAAAGAATAACCTGCGGCTAGTGTTGAGATACCTAACTGTCTTGATTTTAATACAATTGAGTATGGGTTATCTCTAAATAAATGTAATACTTTATCTTGGAAAGGATATAAATTAAATAATACTCTACCACGTTGAGGATGTTGGATGTGGCAGTATTTCCTCATAAAGTGGGCAGGATCATTTAAGCACTTGATGTACTCCTGCCTTATAACTTCTTTTAAATTTACATTTTCACTCATAAAATAGCTAAAACAAAACCTATACTTGCTAATGCTAAAGCAACAACTACTTTTTTAAGTTTGCCTTCAAGATCAGATATTTTTTTATTTCTTTCTTCAATTTGTCCGTCTTTAGCTTTGATAGTACCTTTTAAATCTCCTATTTTACTTTCTAAAACAGTTCTAGTAGTATCACATACAAACAAAGCACTGTCTTGAAAATGAATTACTGTACCCATTGTAGTGATAGAGTCACGAGATACTTTTAATTCTTTTTTAAGATTATCTCTATCAGCTTTTACCAATAAAGCATTTTTTAAGGATTTAATAGGAACTATTACAGTTGAATCACTTAAACGCTGTTGTGAAAGTGCTGATGATATCATCATCAGACATATTATTAAGGCGGTCGCGTTCTTTTTCATATTCTTGTTTATATTTAGCTGCTTCTTTAGCAGTTTCTTTTAATTTATTTTTATTAACTAAAATTAAAGAATCTAAAATAGCTCTAGTAGAGTCTAAAGTTGAAATAGTTGAATCTTTTTTTCCAATTTCAATTGCTAAAGAATCTATAGTTCTTTGATATTGTTTATCTTTATCTGAAGAATAGCTTTGTTTGTAATTAAATAACCCATAGACTATAATGCCTATTAAAACAACCGCAACTAGTGTTAATAAAAAGTTTTTCATATTATCCGATTAATCCACCGGTATCAATTTTAACGTCTCTTTCTTTAAACGCTTTAATTAATTCTGGTTTCTTAATAAATTGTTTCAAAGCAGCCATTTTTTTATCACGCTCGGCTCCTTTTTCCATATCTTTTACTTTTTTAACTAAAGTTTTTAACTTGTCTTTAAAGTCTTCAAATTGGTCTGTTGGGACTTTAAACTTAGAAGGAGCACCTTTTACTTTTTCTTTTTCAAGTTCAGCTTTAGTAGGTTCTTTATCATCTTCTTCTTCTTCTAAAGTAACACTACCTCCTGCTTTTAAAGTATTTAAAGCAGTGGCTTTATCTTTAGCAGCTGCAAACTTAGGATCTTTTTGAAGAGCACCTACAGCGGCTACACCTACATAAGTACCTTCCTCTACAGATTCTTCTGAAAGAAGTTCGTATATGTTATCTTTGATTTGTTTCTTTAATTCAGATAATTTCATACCCATAAATATTAACCAAAAATTGTCTCTGTCATTTTAGCAATTCGTTCTTCAGTAGTACCTGATAATTCAACTAATTTTTTAATTTTATGATTACTTCTATATATTAGTAACTTGATTATACTATCAATAGTTTCTCTATATTTTAAATTAGTTTCACGAACACCATTATCTTCCATATCTACACCTTCAGGAGAAACATAAAACACATAGTCATATTCTTCAACTAACTTATAAGCAGCATCACAAAATGCTTCAGCTTCATAGTATTCAATTGACTTAGCTGCTTTAGTAAATGCCATAACATCAATTACTGTTCTATCTGTAATAATGTTTTCATTCATCAATTCAGCACAACGTTCAGCTAAAAATACAAATTGACCTTTTAATGTAGAATCAGTATTCAATGGAATACCTAAATCACGTAAGTATTTTGAACGTTCAGTTGCAAAATTATAATCTGCAAATTCAGGTAATTCTTTTAAAGCATTTACCAATGTAGTTTTACCTACACTCATTGTTCCACATAAACCTATCTTCATATTAGTTTCTATTTTGACCTGCTTGACCCATTGCTGTTTTATACCAAGGTAAACCTTCACGATTACGACGAGCTTCTTTCCAACCATCTTCAGTATACTTAATTCCATGAATATGATATTCACGTTTACGGTTATCGCCTTCAGGTATTAAAGCAGGACCTTCCCAATTATGTAATTTACCTTCCCAAACATATGCTACAGTACCATCTG